TTTAAATTTTAATAAAAAATAATTATGTTTTTAATAATATCACTAAAACGCACGAAGCCAGAAGAAGCATTTTTTACATTTTGGCGACCAAATAACGGAGGTTACACAATGTTTTTAGACGCAGCAGGACAATATGAAAATTTGATTGAAGATTATCACAATACAGAAACAAATATTGTTATAGATCAAGAAACTTTAAACATATTGGAAAAGGGGAATTGTAACGAATTTGGAGCAGAAGTAACAGGAGTTTTAAATAATAAAAAGAATTTAGAAACGCTTTCTTTGTTTTACGATAAAAGAACGCTTAAAAGAAAATAAATTATGAAAACAGTCAAAGTTATTTTTGAAGATCCAAAACACAATTATTATACAACCGTAAACGGATCAAACACGGATCAAGAAATAAAGGAATATTTCGTTGGAACAGATTTTAACGTAGGAGTTTACCCAGTTGAGGATATTCAAAAATGTATAAAAGTTGAAATAAAACAACCTAAAAAAAATTAGAAAATGGACAGAGTTCAACAATTTCACGAATGGCTATTAAAGATTAATAACATTTATTTAACGGACACCGAGAGGCTGGACAGGGCATTTAAAATAATCGAAAACACCACAACAACTAAACCAAAAATATAATATGAAAAAAGATCTTTACGAAAAAGCCAGAGAAAAAAAACAATACGAAATACTTTGGTTTGATTTATTAAACGCCAGCGGATTTGCTGGAGTTTTACCAACAGGAGAAATAGTTGACAGGAGGTATTACCCAGAAGCACACCCAGTACAAAGAAATTCACTTTTTGGCGTTGCAGATCCAAAAGAGCCAGAAAAAACAATACCAGAGGATGAGTTATTAGAACTTCATCAATCTGAATTAAAAACACTTCTGGACTTACAACAGACAATGTACGATAGAGAAATAAACACCGCAATAATTCAAGAAATTGAAAATATGATTTTTAAAAAAGAGAAACTAATAAAAAAAGCAATTGAGTTATGAAAGGATTTATAGAAGTGAACAGAATTTTCGGAGATAAAACTTTTTTAAAGTCAGTTAATATATTACATATTATAGATTTTGAAAACATGCATATAAGTACATCAAGAGTTATAAATTGCGAACATAGTCAAACATCATACACTCAAACTATTTATGTAAAAGAAACCTACGAAGAAATAAAACAACTAATCAAACAAGCACAATAATATGGAATTTAAAGAAACGAAAAGGACTTGGGATTATGTATATGAAAATAATCGATTTGAAGTGTATCATGAACCAGAAACAAATGGTGATTTTATTACAGTTGCGTATTGTGAAAAAGAACATGATGCCTTACTAATCAGCAAAGCACCTGAAATTCTTGAGATGTTGAAGCGCATTTTAAAGGATGTAGATTTTAGTAGTGAGTTATGGGGTAATGATGCAGGGCTAATACTAAGAGAAGAAATTAAACAACTAATCAAAGAAGCAACAGAGATATGAAAAAACTAGAATTTGAAACGAGTAAAGGGAGGTTTGTTGTTAGCGATGAAAGGCACTATTTAAAGAACGAATTTGGTATAAAAACGGCTTATTTAAACGGAGTAAAACAATTTGAATTTGAAAAGTTTATTGAGTTGAATAGAATAACCGAAGAACAAGCGAGTGAGATTGTTGATTACGGTGTAATTATAGAAGAAGTTCAAGGGGGAGGATTATATGAAATGTATTATGATTATGAATTGGGAAGATATTCTTTAGGAAAAAGTCAAATAGAAAGCTTACACTCACTTTTACAATCAAAAGGAATTCATTTGTATGATAATCCTGTAGATTTAAACGAACAATTAGATTGCAATTGCGATATGTGTTACCAGAAACTAGAAGATTCTTTCGTTGAAGCCGAAGAAAAAACATTTTACAACCCTTATATTTTTAAGTTATGAAAACATTAGAACAGCTAAAAAATGATTATGCGGTAAGTGTTGATTATTTAAATTGGAATGAATTAAAAATGTTTGAACCTTGGGATAAGATTGATTATCACGAAAACCAAGTAATGATATTAGTACAAAAAGAATGTTTAGAAAACGCTTGGAACGTATTTTTAAACAACGATGTTTCGGAAACATTAGAAAACGAATTAATCAAAAACGAAAACAATATTATAAAATGAAAAAACTATTCTTATTATTAACACTGATTGTGAGTACAACAGTGTTTAGTCAAACAATACCTTTAGAGGTTAAAGCATATAAATTTGCTGAAGCGGGTCAAAAGTTAGGTGATATGGTTACCTACTGACGGTAATATTACAATATATGGTGATTTTGTAAGTATTGTCATTGGTGATAATGTTAATGATGTGTTAACAGCTACATCTGAAACACATGAAAGTACAATAGACGGTGTTAAAACATTATCATTTGAAGCATTATCACAATATGATACAGAACCTATCCTCGTATCATTTTTAGAAAGTAAAATCATGCTGATTATGTTTCAAGATGAATCAGCAATAGCTATTAAATACGAATATTTAAACAATTAAGTTATGAAAAAACTATTATTCTTATTATTACCGTTATCAGTTGCAGCTCAAAATCAAGCTACAACACAATTAAATATTAACTTAACTGAAATCTACAGTATATCAGTTGATAATAACGCAACCATTAATTTAACAACCCAGGATCACTTTGAGAATGGTGCTCAATCTCAAAATAATACTATGAGTGTATTTGCAACACACGGGTATAAAATCTCAATGCAGACAACAAACGAAAGCTTTGTAAACAATGTTGATTTACATTTCGACAGTCAAAGTATTACTCCGTTGTCAAACACATTAACTGAAATATATCAGTCAAATACTGGCACTTTAAGAGATGTATTCAATTTATATTATAGAATTGATGATACAGAGCATTTCTTAAATCAACCAACTAATAGTTTAACCACAACAATAACCTACACAATTATTGCCCTATAAAAACAATTATAATGGCGGAATTTATTTTAAAATGCAGACAAAAGGAAGCGATCAAAGAAAATACAGAAACCCTGTTACATCATTTTAAAAAAGGAGAAGTTACAGTATCTGAATTATTAGAATTGGAGCAAATGGCAATTGAGGAAGAGGAGTACGAAATTGCTCAATCAATTAAAGCTGTATTAGATTACGCAAAGGAAAATAAACAACATAACGGAGAATAATATGTTTTACGCATTATATGAAAGCGACAATTTTCATAGTGAAAATTCAAGCATATTGATTGGAATATTTGACGATCTAAAAAAACTAAACAAAGTAGTAAAAGAAGAAATTGAAAAGCACGCATTCAATGAAGAGGAAGCGGAATGGCAATACAATTTTTATCTGGAAAACAAACAAACGCAGAAATTAAGCGATATTGATTTTAGAGTAGAAGCATTTAACAGAAACAAAATAAAAGAGTAAGCAATGGCAGAAAAAACCAGAAAACAGAAGCTAAAGGAAAAGCGTTGCAGAATGCACGTTATAAACACTTGTGAAAAATACGGAATAGGGTATCAAATGTATGAAAGCGGTAATTTTTGGGTAACGTATTACGATCATGACAATTGCGATTTCACATTCAGAGAAGAGTGCGGAATGCAATGGAACCAATCAATCTTCGAGTTAAGAGAAAAGTTAGATAACTTTATAAAAAAAGGCAAATAAAAATGGAAGAAGAGTTGATTAAAATTGCTCCGGAACAAAAAATAGTAAGATCAATTTTACTTAATCAATTAGCTTTAAACGCTAACGAGGACCTTTACTTTTCAGCACCATTAATGTATAAAAGAAAGCTAAAATACGCTTTCAATAATTACATTGACGAGTTGAGAAAATCGGAAAAAGATTACGACATGATATTTGACCAACAAGAAGAGGCAACTGTAAGTAGTTACGAAGTAATAAGGCAGTTCACAGATATTGTTTCAAAAATTCAAATTTGGGAAATGCCAAACGCAGCAGCTATATTAGAGGCGTTTTTAAAAGATCAAAAATCAATGCTTGGAATAGCGAATAAAATCAATCGATAAAACTTCCCACCTGTAGTAAGTGGTTAAATATAATGGAAGACTTTGTTTGGAATACCAACCATTACCACCCCGACAATACATTTACAATGAATGAATATTTAGAAGAACATTTGCCCGAAGAATTTGAATGTTTCTTTCAAGATGGTTCTTACGCTGAAATCCTGCATAAAGTAAGTGGGAAGATTTATGGATTACACGCTGGCGGTAATGGGGATGGCTTTAACCATAGAATTAAGTTTGAGTTTATGCGATAAATTTCGCATAACAGTTGACAAAATGTTACTTCAAAAAAACAACCTTTAAAAACATTTAATTATGATAGAAAAAATCATCGAAAACGAAAACGAAAGCAATCCATCATCTAGCCAAACTGATGTTATACGATGGCTTGATGCAAATAAAGAGTTGCCATTATGCGTATCAACTGGGAACTGGGATGGTAAACAAAGTGATATTGTTTTAGCAGAAACATTCACAGGTAAAAAATTCCTTGCTCAATGCTATGAGGGATTTATGGATGGAACTGCGTTTTTTGATTGGTATCAAGTAGATGAGCTAAACGGCAACGATTGGTTAATTACAGAGGCAGTTTCAAGATGGATGAAGATTCCGTTTTAAAGCTATAGTATAACGCCCGCATTGGCGATCGTTTTAATGTAGCCAATGCAACGTTATAATTTTTAAACAAAACACACTTAAAAAGCGTAAACCAGACATAAATTAGCGAGTTTCTATATCAAAACAACCATTTATACACACAGGAGGAAGAACGTACGGCAGAGGGCGTTAAAATGCGTCAAGAAAGCTAAATTGTATTAATACACTGAAAGTCAAGTATTTAATTTGTTTGGCTTTTTTCTTTAGAACAAATCAAGAAGTGAAAAACGGCGGATATTCGCACAAAAATTGTTAATTTGCAGAAATAATAAAACTTTAATGTTTACAAATCATGGCGAAAATTAATAAAGTACCAACAAATCAAGCAGACGGCAAGCAATTGACGCATTTGCAAAGAGAAAAAGTAAAAGGAAAGGTCGTAGATCTTTATTTGAAAGGTTTATCATACCGATCAATAAAAGCAGTTTTAGATGAGGAAAGCGGTAAGAGCGTATCAATTGCTACTATTGGAAAGTATATTAACGGAACGATCCAAGAATGGAAAGATGAAAGGCTGAAAGCCCTTGACGATATTAAGGAAACGGAGTTACGCAGGATCAACAAGTTAGAAACAACATACTGGGATGCGTGGGAAAAGAGCGTACAGGAGCATAAGAAGAAAACGGACAAGCAAAAAGCAATACCAATGGTTAAAGATGGTAAAATGTTTGTTAAAGAAGCAGAAAAAACGGTACACGTTGAAGAGCGTTACGGAAACCCACAGTATTTGGCAGGTATTCAATGGTGTATTTCAATGCGTTGTAAGATCTTAGGAATTGAAGCACCGCAGGTAACAGAAGTTAATTTAAGAGGAGAGATTGCACGCACAACGGTATTTATGACAAAAAGCCGTAAGAATAAGCCCGAATAATGTTCAAAAGTGAACCAAACGCCCGATGTTTGTTTCATTTTAGCCGTTTTAGTTACTATATTTGCTAAATGGCACGGGAATACACATACACAATAACGAAAAACAATACTGTTTTAGCAATTTGCGACAGTATGAGATCTTTAGCTAATGAAATGACTTTGTTAGGTAAAAATCACATTTGGTACAGCAGGAAATTATCTGGAGTTGATAGTTTCCTGTTTGTTTTTAAAAACGAAGTTTATCATATTCAAAGACACAAAAATAAATCATGAGTAACGAAGCGGAAATAATAGAAGTAATGTTATCAGAACCACAAACAGCGGTAATGGAAGCACGCACGGCGCTTATTTTGGATATGGCAGGGCAAGGAGCAGGTAAAACAGAAAATATTGCAATTCATAGCGGTTATATGATTGTTAATTTCCCAGAAGTAAAAGGCTTCATTGCTGCAAATACTTATTTACAGCTTTCCCAATCAACATTAAATAAAGCAATGGTAGGCTGGGAACGTTATTACGGATTGACGGAATACGACAAAAAAACAAATCCTTACGGCGATTACGTTATAGACAAACAACCGCCACCACATTTTAAACGGTTCGAAAGACTAAAAGATTACAACAGCACGGTATCATTTAAAAACGGTGCAATGATATTTGTTGGATCGTTAGACAATTATAAAGTCCATGACGGAAAGGAATTTGGCTGGGCACACTTGGACGAAACAAAGGACACGAAAAAAGAAGCATTAACCAGCGTTATTTTAGCACGTTTACGTCAATATGGTTTATGGACAGATCAAGACGGCGAAGTATTTTGGAAACCAGAATTAACGCAGGAAGAAGCCGAAAGATTAAATTACAAATCTTGGCAACCAGCGTACATACACACCAGCCCAGCGGAGGGATCTGTTGACTGGCTTTTAGATATGTTTGATTTGTCAAAAAAAGAGGCTGAAATATCAAAGAAGCTACACGATGAATACGACTATTATTTTTGGGAAGATGAATTCAGAACAGTTGTAATTTATCAAACATACTGGAACGAAGATAATTTGCCACCGTCCTACATACCGAACCAAAAAGCACGTATGAGCGAAAACGAGCAGAAAAAGTACATTTTAGGCTACCCATTCTCAAAGAGCGGAGGCGAATATTACCCACACTTTGAAAGAGCCAAGCACGTTAAGAAGATCGAACAGAGAAAAGACCTTGCGGTGCATTTAACTTACGATTTCAACGTAATGCCGTACGTAACGCAATTAGCAGCGCAGGTTGAGTACGTAACAAAGTATTTGAACCCAGAAACATTAGACAAATACGATCAATTTCAAGACGGCTTAGAACCAATCGAAGTATTGGTAATTTCATTTTACAAGGAATATTGTTTAAAAGCACCCAGAAATACAACAGAAGCAACGTGCCAACAGTTTGAAGCAGACAATGAAAACGAATTGCCAGACGTTTATATTTACGGAGACGCCAGCGGAAAAAACCGCATAACAGGGCTTGGATCGTTAACACAATACAAGATTATTGAAAATGCCCTTTACAGGTTTATTCACAATTCAAGTATGCGAGTGCCAAACGCCAATATGAACGTATTGAAAAGAAGAGATCTAATTGACAAAATTTTTGAGGGGAAAATACCAGAAGTTGAAATTTACTTTGACGAAGAAATGGACGAAACAATAAGAGATTTTGAATTCTTGAAACAAGGCGTTGACGGTAAACTAAAGGAAAAAGAAAAAGATAAGCAAACAGGTGTTACGTATGAAAAGATCGGACACACGAGCGACGCAGCAGAATATCTAATTTGCTATTTAGCAAAGGATTATTTATTTAACTAAATTTGGTAAACGAAAAATATTAAACAAATGGAAATACAACAGGTAGAAGCGCTGGGAACATCTTTAATAGACAAACAGGTAACCCACAAAGATTACGAGAGAGTTTGCGGACTGGCAAAAGATTATTTAACGATCATAACAGGCGAAAATATGGACCGAATGCTAAAACAGTTCATTAAGCGTGAAGATCAAGAAATGTTTGAGCAGCGCAAAAACATTACGCAAGCGATTACGCCAGCCGTTGCAGGATCGATTATAAAACCATTTTATAAAGTTTCCAGAAACGACAAAGTAAAAAAAGGATTTGATTTTAAAAGCCCAGAAAAAAACGAGGCAGTTAAAACAATGCTTAAAACATTTTACGGCGAAAAGCGAAAAGAAAATAAAGGCTTGGATTTTTGGTTAAAAACACGCTTTGTGGAGCTTTCATTTAACGATCCTAACGCTTGGATAGTTACAGAGTGGAAAACGCCAGAAGCGAACGAAATACCTATGCCAACGCCTTACGAAGTAACGAGCGAGGAGGCAATGAATTTCGAATACCGAAACAACGAGTTAAATTGGCTATTCGTAAAGGCGGCAACTTATGTAAATAAGTACAATGCAAAAGGGGAATTTGACAAAGTTGAAATCGGGATCAAGTACACGATTTACGAAAAAGATTATACGGTTACTTTCACGGAAATATGCAAAAACGGACGTTTGAAAGGACAATATGAACTGAAAGAAAATGAAACCTTTTTAGAAGTAAAAGGAACGCATTTTATAAAGGCAGTTTACGAACCAAAATTGGGCTATGTACCAGCTTTTAGAGTTGGTTACAAAAGAGATCAATTCACGAACGGTAGAACGTTTGTTAATCCTTTTCACGAAGCAATGCCGTATTTTAAAAAATCAATTAAAACGGTATCTGAATTAGATTTAACAATGACGCTGCATGCTTTCCCACAGAAGTTGCAATACGTTCAAAAGTGTACAGGAATAACACCACAGAAGAAATGCAACGGCGGTAAAATTGCAGATGGATCAGATTGTACAGCTTGTAGCGGGAGAGGTTTTAAATTGCATACAACGGCGCAGGATGCAATATTGTTACCAATGCCAGACGATAAAGATGAAATGATACCGCTGGAAAGCATATTGACGTACAAAAGCCCTCCGATTGATTTAATTAAATTTCAAGACGAATTTATCAAGAGTTTAAAAACGGAAGCCCATTTAGCCGTGTACAACAGTCAAGTTTTCGCAAGCCCAGATTTGCAGGTAGCGAAAACAGCAACGGAGATTGACAGCAATATGGAAAGCATTTACGACACGTTAGAACCATATACGGAGAAGATAAGCGAAATTTGGAAAGATTTAGTATTTACTTTTGCCCAATTATCCAACGTGCAAAACCCAGAAGAGGGAAACATATTGCACCAGTTTCCAAGCGATTTAAAACTAAAAACAACACGCATATTACTGGAAGAGTTGAAAGCAGTAAACGACAGCGGCGCACCGTCCTTTATGAGAGATGCAATCAACAATGATTTAGCAGATATTATTTATAACGGCGACGATCTTGGAAAATTAAAATACCAAACAAGGCATAAATTTTTCCCATTCAACGGTAAGAACCCAGACGAAATTGCGGTATTACTTGCGAGCGGTTTTGTTTCAGATTTCACTAAGGTATTGTATTCAAATTTCGAAGCTATTTTTACAGACATTGAAAAAGAAAACCCGTTATTTTACTTTGAGGATAGTTACGAAAAGCAATGGACCATTTTAGCCGAAAAGACTAAAGAATATATGGACGAATTGAATGTAAGTTCAGAAAACATTACTTTTAATTTTGGTAGCGCAACAGACGCAGACATAGACACGGGAGAAGCAACAGGCGGAACAGAGGGAACGATTGAAGAAGAAGAAAACTAACATAACCCATGAGTAAGCAAGTAGAAAGATTTATGTTGAGAAAGACCAGCCTTATTGACGGGCTGGTTAAAGTGTTAGAAAAGCAAATAGAAGCTGGACAAAGGGAATTGCTTGAAAAAACGGTATTGGAGTTCGTGGATCAATTAGACACAACAGACGGTGGAAAGATTAGAAACACGATAAAAAACAAACGCTTATTACAAACAATTGACAAAGTATTTAACGAATGGGGCAGGACCGCAGGAGTAGAAATAGCAAAAAGCATTGTTAGTGGTTTGCAGAGTGTTTTGAACTTCAATAACACTTATTTCAAAACTTTCACGAGAGAAGCAGAGTTATTGCCGCTACAAAAAAAAGTAACGGACACGTTGAAATATTGGTTAGGCATAGATGATAAAGGCGGCGTGCAAAGAAATGGTTATTTAGATACGATCATAAACAACAACGAAGTAAAAAACCAAATAAAGGACCTAACGGTAAAATCAATATTAAGCCAACAAGGTTACAACGAAACAAAAAAGGCTTTAAGAGATTTAGTAGTGGGTAGCGGAGATAAAGCAGGAGCAATGGAGAGATATTACCGAAACTTTATTTACGACACTTACAGCAAAGTTGATAGAGCCACAGGAGATATTTACGCAGAGGGATTAGGTTTTAACTTTGCTATTTACGAGGGAGGTATTATTAAAACAACCAGAAGATTTTGTAGGGAACACAACGGAAATGTTTACCACAGGTCCGAAATAGCAGAGTTTAACCCACCAACAGCAAAGCAGCCAAATTACGATCCGTTTACAGATTTAGGGGGATTTTCATGCCGACATCATTTAAATTGGATTCCTAACTCAGTAGCAAAAGCATTGGGTAAGACGTTGACAGGTTTATAAAAAAATAATTAAATTAGCAACAAATTAAAAAATATTAATATCATGAGTAAAGAAAAAGAAACGGCAAAAAAAGCCACAGAAGAAAAGAAAAAAGCAACAGCTCCAGCAACAGAAAAAGAAACGGCTAAAGATCCTGTAAAAGAAGAAACGAACCAAATTACCGAAGCTGGGAAAAAGGTTGACGAACCAAAGCAGGAGCAAACAGAAAAGGAAAAAGCCGAACAAGAAGTAGTTACAAAAACAAATGAAGAGGCTATTAGTTCGTATTACGATGCTTTAAAGGAGTATTTCGAAGAAACTGGATCTTTGCCAGACAAAGAGTTAAACACGGCTCAAATTTATGGCGCTATTTCAATCGAAAGAGAAAACAAACAAATTGCAGAAATGAAAAGGCTTGAAGAAATAGAAGCGAACAAGCCAAAAACATTTGCTGTTACAGACGGGAAACAGGTAATAAATGTTACTGAAACAACTTTTAAATATCTTGGTAAAGGCTGGAAGAAAGCACCGAAAACACCAAAGGAAGTGGAACAACTTAAAGAAAAGAAATAATGGCAAAAGTTAAGGCAATAAACGTAGCTAACGGATCAGAGCAGTATTTTGAAAAAGCAGACTGGGATAAAGTGCAAAAGAACCCTAAGTTTAGAGGTTTATTTAAGCTTGTAGAGGCTCCAGAACCGCCAGAGGTTACGAAGCTAAAAGAGCAAAAAAAGAAGCAGGAAAGCAAAAAAGACGATACAACGCAAACGGATAGTAAAAAGTAATTAAAAAGATTTTATATTTGTAAAACAAAACAAAATCAAACAATGGATTTAAAAAATGTTATCACGGGGCTTTTGTCAAGAGCATATAATATTGACAACGGGAAAATCGCTGAAATTTTAGAGGCGGAAAACAATACGGAAGAAGCGGTATTAAAATCAATTTTAGATTTAGATGCGGCGAGAGTAGCAAAAATGAAAGAAGCTGATACAGGTAAGTTTCAAGAGGGCTACCAAAAGGCAAAAAAAGAAGTTTTGACGCAGTTCGAAAAAGATCTAAAAGCGCAGTACGGAATTGAAAGCGACAAAATGGGCTTAGAATTAATCACGGAAATTGTTACAGCCAAAACAGCTGGCACAGGAACAAAGGACGACGATGTATTAAAACACCCACTTTATCAATCTCTGGAAACAAAGTACAGAACCGAAACAGCAAGAATTGAAAACGAATGGAAAACGAAATTAGACGAGATCCAGAACGGTTATAAAAAGGAAAAAACCTTTTCAATTATTCAAAATAAAGCGTTAACGCAACTGGATAGCTTAAACCCAATTTTACCAACGAACGCAACAGTAGCAGCAAATCAAAAAAATTGGTTTGTAAATTCGTTAAAAGAATACGAATTTGATGTACAAGAGGGCGGGAACATAGTTGTAATGAAAGACGGTAAAGTTCAACAGGACGCACACGGAAATAGCGTAAGATTTGAAGATCTTGTAAAAGACATTGCTTCACAAAACTTTGAATTTAAAGCCAACAACGGAGGCGGAAATGCTGGAAACGGAAACAGCGGAGCACCAGAGGGAATTACATTACCAGCAGGGGTTGTAATGCCTAAAAACTTGGAAGAAATGACAGCTATTTCAAACAACCCAGATATTTCGGCAGAGGACAAACTAAAAGTATTTAACGAATTTCAAAAAAATCAATAAGCAATGGACTTTACAGCAAGTGCACTATTAGAATTAAGATTGAAAGCCGAGCAAGGTTGGCAAGATCCACAATTTTCGGCAGCATTTACGCCGAAAGCGGAAGCAGCAGTAGCAGTATTATCAAATCAAACAGCACGTTTTACAGAGGGATTTAACAACCCAGAGAAAGACAACAAAGTTGCTGTTACTTGGATCAACACCTGTAATATTGAAGCAGAAGATTGTGAGCCGAACTGTGATTTAGACGAGCCAGAATTGGATAGCGGCAGACAGTTGATGGAGATTGACACCTGCAAGAAAACAGGTTTTGCAATAGACGAGATGAAATTGCGCACAAACGACTATAATTTACAGGAAGTTTTTACGCAAGGACACGCAAAAGCAATCACAAGTCTTGATGAGTTTTGGGCAGCACAAGTTTTAGCTAAATTAAAAACCTTTGCAGGTATTAATCAATTTCCAGAGCCGTTTACGTACGACGCAGTCAACAGGACTACAAACGTACCTTTAGCAGCGCAAAACGTGAAGTTAGTAGCTAATTTCTTACAGCAAGCGATGTTAAACGATATGCCAAACCCATATTTTATCAATAACGGTACTTTATGGCTTGAATGGATGAACAGCCAATTAGACGCTGGGAATTTAGACGGTAGAGGCGATCTAAACCGTATTAATCAATTAAGAATGTATTTCGATCAATTCAACTTTGCAAAAGCTGGATTAACAGAAGATACATTTATGATCAATCCAAATGCGGTTGCGATGAAAACAAAAGTTACACACCCAGACACGCCAACGGTATTAGGTGGTAAAGTTGGGAAAACAATTTTTACAGTACCGTCAAGAACATTACCAAACGTGAAATATGATGTTCATTACCAATTATCTTGTAAAGAGGTTGAGGGCAAAACACATTATTTCCACACTTGGAGATACGAAACCAACGGAGGTATTTGGTTAAACCCAAGTTTATGCCCTATTACAGTTGGAGAAGATACAGTAACGCCAACAGGAGTATTAAGTTATACAAATTTGGCAGTATAACATAAAACAGAAATATTTATAAAAAAGTGCGATCAATTACGGTTGCACTTTTTTTTATTAAATTTGGCTAAACATAAAAATTAAAAAATATGGATTGTTTGAACAATATCGTGGGAATTACGAAAACGGATTGTGAATGCGTTACAGGTGTTTTAACGCCAGAACAAATTGAAGCCGTTAAATTGACAAAATCTGGTTTAACGCTTGACGATTTGGAGGGAGGTTTAAACCTTGCAGGAATTAAGGACGCAGGAGCGTGTAGCACATTTGTTGGAGAGGCTACAAAAGCATTGAGAGCAGCGGAACAACGAACGAAAGACGACATAATTGTAGCACTTTCATCAAGATACGATACAGGTAAAAGAAGTTACAACGGATCAATAGGTGGCACAAATTACGCAGGATCATTAACACCTGCTAAAAGATACCAATTTTTAAAATTAGAGGGCAAAAGCATTGACGGCGTTATATATTTAAAAGGCGCAAGAATTATAACGGCGAACAACGGCGAAACGAGACTAAAAATAATAAAAAGTATTGCAGGCAGACCAGCGGAATTGCTAACGGAAATTGAAAACATACAATTAACAGCAAATCGATACACAGAAATACCGTTACAAGAAATATTATTACCAACGAGTTTAAACGGATCTAATATTGATTATTATTTAGTTTGGGATGCTGGAGAAAATTTAACGATCAAACCAAAAGACAACAAAGTATCTTGTAATTGTGGAGGCGGAACAGGTTACGATAATTTCATAGTTGTAAAAGGCGGAGAAACGGACGATTTAGAATATTTCCCACAAGCAACGGATTACACCCATACAAAAGGATTAATTATTGACGTTTCAATAAAATGCGAAACTAAAAACATAATTTGTCACGAGTACGACAGAGAGAACGCAATAGCAGTTACTTTGTCTTATATGGTTTTATACAAAGCTGGAGAAATATTAATAGAAACAATATTAGCCAGCAACGAGGTTACCCGTTATACAATGATGAACCGTGAATACCTTTGGGGAAAAAGAAACCATTTTAGAAAAGAATACAACGACAGAGTAGAATATTTGAGCAGCGTTATTGATATAAATTCAAGCGATTGTTTTGTATGTAAAAATACAGATATGTTCTTTTCTGGAATAATATCATAAAAATATGGCACAGGATTTAGCAGAATTACGGAAAAAGCTGGAGGCATTCAGAGATAACCCAGAAGAGGACCTATTGCAATTAGCAACTACAATTTCAATAACAGGCAAAGCGTTAGCGAATAGAACAATAGTTGACAAAGGAATAGGCTACACTTATAGCAAAAATCGTGTGCCAGCTTTTTTTATGTACGGAAAAGAATTAAACGCCAGCGGACCGAGTTTCATTGAAAGATTAAATAAGAATGCAACAAAAGAAGATCCTGCATTGACAACGTGGGGAGAATTTAGAGCCACACAAGGACTACAAAATAATCACGTTGATTTAACGTACACAGGTAAGATGTGGAGCGGAATGTTTCCGAAAGAAGCGTACCAACAAGGAAGCAAATTTATAGCGCCTTTAGGACACAACAATAGAGAGGGGCAACAGGAGATGAATTGGAACTTTGAAAGGTACGGCGATTTTGTAGGCAAGGCGTTAACAGGCGATAATTTGGAGACGCTTGGAAAAATGGCACAAGAGGAATTAATTAACATATTGAAAAAACGCAATATATGAACAAAGAAATATCACACGTTTTAAAAGAGCGAATAAAACGCAACGGAGGTTTAAAATTCGTAAATGTTTTGGCAGGAATGGTGCAAACAGTAACGAAGCAGGACGTAAACGCAGACGGGAACACAGTCACAAATAAATTTCCAGTTTCTTACGACGTAGAAATGCAGGATTGCACCAAAAGCCCAGAAAAGGCAGTAATACCAAACGGATTTGAAAAAGGAATTTTATATTTCGAGGACGGCGGAAGTGTTTTTGACGGTTACGAAAGCAATGGAGCGATAAAGTACAAAAGCACGTTAATTTTAGTTTGTTGGATCAACCGAATTAAAAGTGTTGGCGAAAAATACAAAGAAGTAACAGCGTATTGCGTTACAGATATAATTAGTAAGCTGGAGGCGGAAAAATTAAAAAATGAGGGGGATTTCCAACGAATAAGAGTTACACCAAAAAAGATATTAGTACAAGACGCAAACGTATTTAGCAGATACACGTACAAAGAAGAAGTAACGCAATATTTAAGACCGCCGTACGAATTTTTTGGAATACAATTAGAAGTTAGTTTTGCCGTACACCCGAACTGTATAACAAGTATTAATTTTGAAAACGAACAACAATGTTAGATTTATTTTTTTTAGCTATTGCGATAGCATTAATGACAGTAAGTTATAGAGAAATTTTAGCGTATGAACCAGTTTTAAATTGGTGGTTCAAGTTTGGAGCTAAATTTGAAAACCGTTTTTTTTATAAGCCAATTTGGGGCTGTGTAAAATGTATATCTGGACAAATTGCGTTGTGGTTTTACATATTAAGCTGGTTGAATAATGTTTATTTTTACAAAAACACGTTTTTAAGCGATGTTTTTTTGTTTTTATACCCAAGAGGTAGCGAAATGAATTATAATTTATTTGAGGCGATAATTTTAATATTCACAACGATATTAATTACAAATGTTTTAGATAAATTTTACAACAAAATAATGAAATAAAAAAAGCCTCATACCTTGTATGAGACTTTTAACGATGCTGTAACAAAATCATTGGCTATTTTGTTACGACAAATATATAAAATTATTTTAAAAAATGAAGATCAAAAAAATACACATACCAATTTATTTTGGAAAGCTGGTAATAATACAAGCTAAAAACTGGAATAAAATAAATAAAAAATTTGATTTAAACGTTACGAGAGGCTCATCAGCGATAGCCTTTAAAAGAGAAAATAAAAAAGGTTTTACAAGGTATTATTTTTGTTCAATTTCAGATTTTGACGCAAGCATAATAGCACATGAAAGCGTACATATTTGTAATTACATTTTTAAAGACAGGGGAGTAGATTTAGATTTAACAAACGATGAACCTCAAGCGTATTTAACAGGCTGGATATTCAAACAAATTAACGACTTTTATAAAAAATAATTAACGATGAAAAAATTAAAGAAATTAGATCCAACAGCGCCGAGCTTCGAGTGCAACGGAAAAACTTATTACATAGAGAGCAATTTATCAATTGCGAGATTTTGCGAATATCAAATAATGGAAAAGGAAGCTGGTTTTGGCACAACTTTCAAGGCTATTTTTGACGAATTGCACAGCCTTTACGATCTAATGAATAACACAAAATTTGTGGAGGCTTCAATTAAATTACATAATTTGGTAACAGGCGTATCACGATTACAAGACAAAGAACCGATTTTATTAAAAATGTGCGCATTGTTTATCAATGAAGAAAATGAGGACCGAACGACAATTACAAACGACGATATTGTAAGAAAAATTGACGATTGGAAGAAAGAATACGAGGTAAACGGTTTTTTTACGCTTGCACTCAATATGGTAAATGGTTATTTCGAAATTTACAAACAAATTTCCCAGATCACTTCGGAAACAAAGTAAAGAGCAAAAGCACCACACCACAATTGAGTGCGAGTGAGCCTATAAGCCAACAGGTACAAAAACACCGTAAAACTTGGCAGGAGCTTTGGTACGCAATGGCAAAAGGAGATCCAATTGCATACAAGGAAGTCAAGAGCATGGATATTATGGAGTTTTACCCATTCTTTGACAAATGGCGAGTTCAAATAAAAAACGAACAAAAAAACAAAAAAAATGGCAGATGATTATTTAGTAAAATTAGGCATTGACGGCAATAACCTATTGAAAGGTTTGGACGACACAATAAAAGGGCTGGAAGACACCGAAAAAGCAGCCAGCGACACTGGTAAAGAAATTGAGCAGGCATTTGAAAAGGCGAATAAAGCAAGTGACACGCTTGACAAAAACATAAAGAAGCCTATTAAGGACCTTGAATTATTGCAGAAAGCCAGCAAAATGACTGGAGATGCTCTATCTTCTGGATTAAGCGTTAAGGGAGCAGCAGAGAAATTCAAAGCCGACATTAATAATCTAAAAAAGAAT